AAACTGGGGGGACGCTGCCCAACGGAATGTAAGCCAGAGATAACGGTCACAGTGATGCCCGATCAATGACGCGCCAAGATGCTCGCGGTGGTCTTCCTTCTGGCTTTCATACCATTCGTAGATTTTGCGGGCCGTGGTGTGCATGGATTCGGGCAGCGGGGGCATTATTTCGACTTCCAGGGCTTTTTGCCGGATGTCACAGCCACCGCCGGCTTGTTGATCTCAAACGCAGCTTTGGCGCTTGAATAGCCACGCACTTTGTTCCTGGTCGGATCACGACGATCAATTTCCAGGGACAACTTGAACGGAATGTCATGCAGCTGTTCGGTACTCTGCAGCTGGGAAATACCGCAGGCATCGCTAACAGACCGCAGCTGGCCGCGCGCTCTCTTTTCAGTCTCAGTGTCAGCATGATCTACATTCAAGCGATCCCAGATCTTACGGCGGGCAAAATTGCCGTCCATAATCTCAATGACAAGCTCAACATATCGACCATTACCGGCCTTCGTTTCCTTAACGTCAGAGCTGGTAATCATCGCGTTATAGTCGCCCTTCGGCAAGGGGTCGAAGTTAGAAAGTTCCGGGGCGGCGTAGTCTGCAATATCAAAATCTAGTTCAGGCATTGGTCTTCTCCGTGGTTAAATGATTGCTTGAATAAAGGCATTCCAGGACAGCGGGATGCTTTCTGGAAGGTTGTAGCGGTTTTTGGCCATATAGGCCGGCTTCTCGCTCGTATAAAGCAGGCGCTCGCCTGTGCTAATTCCGCGAGCAACTGCCTTGTTAAACCCGACATCCGCATTTTTCACGATGGTCTTGTAGTTTGCGAACAGCAGGGCATCGCACCATTCGCGCACAACAGCATTGCTGCGCTCCTGGAGTTTGGGTTGATAACGGTCATAGGGTTCCGTCTCAGGGCTATCGAACCGCTTGATCGTGGTGTGGGCGATCAGGATGACCGCCATGCCCTTATCGTTCCTGAGCGCATTGAAGCCTTCCAGGATCTCGCGCCATTTCTCGGCGGCAATTAAGGCGCCCTTGCCATACGCCAGATCCTTGGCCTCATGCTTGGCCTCAATCTCACGCTGTATGATAGCTTCCAGCCAGTCTAGGCTGTCCAAAACGACAGTCTCGAAGTCATGCTTCTCAGTGTACAGGCTATCAATAGCGCCCATGACATCATCAAACGACTGGGCCATTGGGAAGTGATCGACCTTGAGCGAACCCAGGCCATCCTCAGTCAGAATGAAGATAGGCTTAGTCGCGCTGGCGGCGAAGCTGCTCTTCCCTATGCCCTCTACCCCGTAACATACCACCCGAGGCGCAGCGATGGCCTCGTTCTTGCGTATGCTTTTCAAGTCAAAGGTCATCAGTTGTCTCCTCAATGGTTACAGCGGTTTTGCTGGGTTTTGTGGTTATTGCAATGGCGATAGTCCGCCATAGATCAGGGCAATTCGCCCGAATGTGCTTAAGCATGGCCTCATCAGCTTTGATTTCAACCTTGATGGGCTTGATTTCCCAGTCTTTAACCAACGGGGTCAGCTTGTCCAGGTCAGCTTTGTAGGACAGCTTGCCTGTGGATTTAATCCTGTAGCTATTGCCAAGCTTCCTATAAGAGACGCCCTCTTCCTTAGGGGGCACCAGCTCAAGAATGCGTTCTTCTATGTTGATGCGCTCTAAGTTGGCTTCGCGTTCGGCCTCTTTGGCAACGAGCCATTCTTCAGCTAGCTGGTCTAGGATTGTGTCGACGTTGGATTTGGTCATGGCGGTTCTCCTTGTCGGCGGGTGACGTAGCATGGCTGTTCAGGGGTTCGCAAGATGTTTTTTTGGTAAAATGCGTGTTGCACAAGATGACTCGGCGTGCATAATCGGCGAATCACTATAGAAGGGCTTAACCATGGCACATATTAAAGGCCGATGTGAACCGGCTTATTCGACAATTCGTCGCCTCGGCGGCGTGACCAAAACAGCCAAGCTCCTCAAAATCAATCTCAGCTCAGTCAGCCGCTGGATGGTCCCCCCGCCTGGGACCAACGGCACAATTCCGCAACGCCATTTCCCCGCCATCCTAAAACATGCAGCCCGGCACAACATAAAGATAAGCCTACAAGATCTAGTAAGTTCCAAATAAGGCTGCACACAATGAAGAATAGTGAGTTTCTGGCGGCCATCTATGGCCCGCTGGGGGACAACTATGGCTGGACTACATCCTTTTCAGTAGATCCAAACTTTAGTAAATCCGGCATGTGGGCAGGCAGTCCATGGCTTGGCACGCCCAATGAGAACATATTTATTGATAAGCGCCAGGAGGATAACAACTTCTTCTGCGTGTCTGTTATGGAAGTACCAGACACTAGGCGTCGGCGGACCAAGGATTCATTTCAGCGCATGGCCGTCTTGCTGGCCGATGATGCAGACATTCATCGCCTTGACGGCCCGGCATCATACATTCTGGAAACGTCAAAAGAGAATTATCAGATCGGCATTCTGCTAGATCCGACAGATCCAGATACCAAAAACGGCCCGCTACTTGACGCTGTGCTGCAAGCGATGATTGCCAAAAGCTACATTAAGGCAGATAGCAGCGGTAATTCATTGGTGCGCTATGGGCGCTGCCCGGTAGGCTGTAACACCAAGAAACGCGATACGGGCATCTGGGAACAGCGCCTGCTGTATTGCGATCTGAAAGAGCCATACAGCCTGGCCGATGCCGTTGCGACGTTTAATTTAGACCTCGAACAGATCCGTAATTACGCCTACAAAGACAATCCGGCCAAATCCGTTGCAATAAGCAACGCGACAGGCACGGCGACAGACTACATCAAGTCGCTCATGCATCCTGACCCAGAGGAACGTGATTATCACGAACCCCTGCTGAAGCTTTCCGCCGGCATGGTGGCAGCCGGCATGCGCCCGGGCGCGGTGGTGAATTTCCTGCGCTCCCTGATGCTGACTATCAAGCCGGAAGTCGGGCCTGAGCTGGACCGCTGGGAGGCGCGTTTTGGCCCTGAACTGCCACGCATGGTAGCCAGCGCCGAAGCTAAGTATGCCGAAGATAGGCCTGCCATTGACGCTGAAGGGCTGATTATGACGCCGGACCAGGTGATCGAGCGGACCCAGTCGCAGCGATGGCTCGTTCGAAACCTTGTGGCCACGAATTCTGTCGGCATGGTCTTCGGGGCGTCTGGGACATTCAAGAGTTTCATCGCGTTGGACATGGCCCTGCATGTCGCGGGGGGTATGCCGTTTGCCAAGCAGGATGTAGTCCAAGGCCCGGTGATCTATGTCGCGGCCGAAGGCGGAGCCGGTATCGGGCGCCGTATCCAGGCTTGGCAGAAAGAGCATTGCGCCTATCCCCTGACCGATGTCGGCATCGTAATTCAGCCCCTGCTTTTGTCGCTGAAGGAAGAGATTGACATGCTGAAAAGGGCTATCGAAATGCAGCCTAAACCGCCAGTTTTGGTGGTGATAGATACCCTCGCACAAACGTACAGTGGGGACGAGAATAGCTCCAGCGATGTGTCAGCTTATCTGCGCGCCCTGGGCGATATCAGGGCCCAGTTTGGCTGCACCGTGCTGGTGATCCATCATACCGGCCATGCGGCAGCTGAGCGTCCCAGAGGCTCGTCAGCCTTGACAGCCAACACCGACTTCATGCTGGGCGTGCATCGCCCGGACCCGGAGAAGTTCACGGCCAAGCTTTCGACTAGCAAGCAGAAGGATGGCGAGAAGATGAGCGATCTGTATTTCGATATGGAGCGGGTTGAGCTGGCCGACGATGACCAGGGCTATGCCGTTTCATCGCTCGTATCCAAGTTCCATGACGCTGTTTCGGCTGTGCTGCAGGATGCAGACAGCCGGCATAAGAAATACCAGACAATCATCTATCGCATGTTGCAGCATGGCGAGCCGATCAGCGTGGAAGAGATGCGGATAGCCTGCATGTCGATATCGGACAACAACCGTGACAATGCGACTAGGGGCGTCAATCGCGCATTGAAGCATTTCGGGAAGGAAAAGATGGCCCGGCAAGTGTCGCCTGGGTTGTGGATATTATCTAAGTAAGCCCCCGCCTGGAAAACCGCCAAGAAAACCAGACAGGGGCCGCGCATTATGCCTTACGGCATGGCGCTACTTAGCGTCTTTCTTTTTAGGCCCGCCCTTGCTCTTCCGCAAGGTGTTTAGGTTAGCGTAATAGGCAGCATCGCCCCTAACTTTGCGCGAGCCGCGGCTCTTTTTGCCGCCCTCGGACCCTATCTTGGCCAAGTGCGCAAGCAACTCTTCTCTAGTTTTCATTGCTCAAAATTTCTTCCAGGCAAGCGGCATAGCCAGCGATATCAGTCACTGAATCTGTGGCCATGCGGTGCTGGCACCTGGCAAGCTTTAGATCGATCATCATGAGGCAGACCATGGCAGCTGTGACCTTGGTCTTGCCGGCAAGCAGCATGTTCCATCGATCGGCAATGGCCTGCATGTTTGCCTTGGGCGTGCCGTATGCCTCGCCCCGCTCGCGGACTACGGTCTGGGCCTGTGCTAGGAATTCTGCGGCTTTCATTTGACCTTCCTTAACTTGCTTGGCTGCTCAACGCCTTCGCTATGTTTAAACGGCCAGCCGTTAGATGCGGCGGGCGTGGTTTGAGCGCGCTGCGCCCATATGGCATCCAGGTAATGCTCGATTGTTTCGCAGCTTTCGATTAGCTCTGCCAGCATTTGCCGGGCGGATGTTTCGGGTGTCATGGCGTTTCCCTTTCGGTTAAAAGCATATATCACAAGTGCAATTCATTGCCTTTTGGCTCTCGCACCTAGGCGAGGCTGGGCGAGGCCGGCAGCGATAACAGTCGTACCACAGCCGGTCCTTCCCGAACCTGGCCTTAGCGCCTTGTGGCAATGTGATCCCGCACCGGCACGGCACGCTATAAGGCGTGCTTATCATTTTGTCAGTCATGGCGCGTGTTCCAAAGCTTGATCGCTTCGTCAATTGTGTGAGCCGTCGCCTGGCTCTCAACAGGACAATAATCGTTTGTGCATGTGACGCCGAACCGCCCCGTTAGGCCTATGCGCCCGGCGTCGGCCTCATGGCCGCACCACGGGCAGGGCAACGGCCCGGTCATGCTGCACCTTTTGAATTTAATCATGGCAGTTTCCTTTGTTGAGCCGCCCGGCTACGGCGATTAGGCCGCTCGGCTACGGCGATTAGTGCTTGCGTTGTAGTCTTGTTCGCTTGCGTTGTCAAAGCTTGCCTTGTTACCGGGCGCGCGGATGGTCCGCGATAAACCGGCGGAATTCCGGCGCTGGCATAATCATAAGCTTGGCAAGTTCCGCCCATTGCGCCTTGTTCGGGCCGAAGTATCCGCCGGCGGGATTCTCCGCGTGCCGGTCTAGGATCACTCGCTTGTGAGTATCATCCAGGACGAAAACCCCGTTATGCTCCGGCCCGATTAGGCCAAAGGCGTCATATGCGCCGGCGATACCTATTAGGTAGGTAGTGCGGCCTACCTTGCGCCGGCGGACCGCGCCATGGGCGTGCAAATACTGGCCCGTGCGGGCCTGGATACCATCGGACATGATTCTACCTTTCAGAAACGTGCAATAGCGCACGCATATGGCCAGGGGTTATCCTGGCCATAAGCTTGCTCTCCCGCCTAGGCCGCGCGTGCTATGGCGGATGCTGCTTTCTTGCGGTTGCCATGCGCCGGAAAGCCTATGATCGATTTGCGGCCGGCTTCGGCGCATAGGCCGCAGCTGGCGCATGTCACGTCATCCGATATGGTGGCCGGGCAAATGGCGACATGCCGGCCGCCGGGCGTCTTTAGCGCCGTGACTTGATCGCTTGGCAGAACCACCACCACTGGCGCGCCCGTGCTGGCCAGTTCATCCGCCATGGCCAGATTATCGGCGGAAAGATTGACCGTGAAGCCCTCCCTTAAGGCGATCCGGATCATGGTTAAATTGGCCAAGCTTGCCGGCTTGTGAGTGTAGGTAAACCCGCGCCGGCCGCGATTTGCTTTAACCAGTTCCCCGAATGCCAGCGGATCGATATCATTCCCGGCGCCTGGCAAGTCTCCCGCCTGATTGTGGCGCCAGAGAGTGCCGCGCGGAAGCTTGGCAATCTCGCGCATTGCGTCCGCCCATGCCATGCCGGCCCTTTTCTCGGTGACCTTGCGCCAAAATATGGCCAATGGCCCCCCTTCGGCATAGCAGCCGGCCCCTTTGAGCGGGCAGGCCGGCGGACATGTTTCCTCCGAAGACGTGGTGACTGGGATAGGGCCGGTCTTTGCGTTCCGGCTTACGCGCGTGAAAGCGATATGGGGGCGGATCATTAGTGAGCCCCCTTCAACATTGCGTTAAGTTCAAGCTTGATCCGCTTGGCCTCCGGTCCGCGCCAGCTGCTGGCATTGGCCAGGAAGTAGCGCACCACGCTCGCGCCAGTGTCATAAATGTATTTGTCGCTTATCGCGTTAAGGTTTCGCATTGCCGCAAGGTAAGGCGCAGCGGCGTAATTTACCTTTGGCCAGTTTGTGCGGATATCACGGGCAATTTCATATAGTGGGCGATTTGTCATGGCGATTTATCCTTATATGTGAAGGGTTTAGGAAAGATATTGGCGGGTTTCGATATGCTTAAACATGGCGCGGCCTGCCTGTTCGCCCATGTACATGTAGTTTCCGACATAGTTTTCGGCCGTGGGAATGCCCGAAAGGCGGCCTGAACGGATGGCAGTTTCGAAAGCCTGTAAAACTTGCAGGCCCGCAGTCTCTGTTTGTGCGCTGGCCATGTTAGCGACCCGCCCGGATAAGACAGAAACCCATAAAGCCTATGCACATTGCGGCAAGGCCGCCGGCAATAAGGGCAGGCGTGCAGAAAGCGCCGAAGCGGGCTTCTAAATCCACTACGGTTTCCATGCAAAGCATGAAAAAGCCGAAGAAAACGGCCGCAAAAGTGATATTGGTAATGAAGTTTTTTGTCTGCATATTCATAAGTTTAGGCCTTTATGTGTGCCGGACGGTATTGCCCGGCACGCAAGATAGATCATAGATCATGGATCAACGCAAGCGACGCATGTGCCGCGATTTTGCGAGGCATGCCCGAATTGGCGGATTTTCCGGGCAGCGGGACATGTGTCCTGCCCGTGCCGGATATTGCTTAAGATATGGGGAAAGGCGGAAAGCCTAGGATTATCATTTTCCTTGGCAGCTCTTGTCAGCTCGTGTCTCGATCAGAGTGACCGGGACAAACTGGCAAACGTCTAGTTTGCCATGTCTGACAGCTTATGTCCTGACAGTGTAAACATGCATGGCATGTCATGGCCAATGCATAGGCCGGCACATGTGCCCGGCCCGGCCTGGTAGGCAGGCATGATCCGCCTGGAATGCCGGCCGGCCTGCATCGTGCCCGCTGGCCAAAAAATTCTTCGACGGGGTGGGGGCAGCTACGTTATAGGCCCCCCGTACAAATGGGGCATGCCTAGCTTATCTTGCTTTGGCTTTCCCAAATTTTGGGGTATTCCATTTTCAAACTTTGCGTTCAGGCATGCCAATTGACCCGGCGGCCAAATCTGCCCATATTCCATGCGGATTCACCTAGATCTGGTGCGATATGCCTTCAACATCGGACAAACAGCGTCGTTTCATGGCGGCCGCAGCCCACGACCCCAAATTCGCTAAGAAAGCGGGCATTCCGGTCAAGGTCGCCAAGGAATACAATCAGGCGGACAAGGGCCCCAAGCTGGCCAAAGCTATGCGGAACATGCAACGCGATGACACATAATTCCAGTTCGTTCAAAAAGGGTAGCAAGGGCGGCCCTGGTCGCAAGCCTGGCAAAGCGAACAAGGCTACCATCTTAGCCCGCGAAGCCATTGCCCGGTTTGTCGATGGCAATTCGGCCAAGCTGCAAGGTTGGCTGGACGAAGTGCATGACCGTGACGGCCCGTTGGCGGCCATCAAATGCTTTTCTGACCTTATTGAGTACCACGTTCCCAAACTGTCCAGGACAGAGGTTACGGGCAAAGAAGATGGCCCGGTTGAGATTGTGGTTAAATGGTCAACAGAGAAGTAAAGATAGCATATTCGCCGCGCAAAGCGTTTATGCCATTCCATAACCGCACTGAACGGTGGGCTTGCCTTGTGGCCCACCGCCGCGCCGGCAAGACGGTGGCTGCGGTCAATGACTTGATCCGGGCGGCTGTCACTTGCAAGACGGCCAACCCCCAATTTGCGTACATTGCCCCGTTCCGCAGCCAGGCTAAGAGTGTGGCGTGGGATTATTTGAAGCGTTTTAGCAAACCCATTGCGAAAGCTACAAATGAAGCTGAATTACAGATTGATCTTATCAACGGCGCTCGCATTAGGCTATTTGGCGCTGACAACGCTGATGCTATGCGTGGTTTGGGGTTTGATGGTATCTTTATGGACGAGTATGGCGATTTTCGACCTAGTGTTTGGGGTCATGTTATACGTCCCACTTTGTCTGATAAAGAAGGTTGGGCGGTTTTTGCTGGCACTCCTAAGGGCAAAAACCAGTTTTGGGATATTTATTCAGACGCCAAAAAGATAGAGCTACGAGACGAATGGTTTGTCTTGCGTCTGACGGCAACTGATAGTCAGATTTTACCCAAGCACGAACTTGATGCCGTCAAAGCTCAGATTACGCCTGACCAATATATGCAGGAATACGAGTGCAGCTTTGAGGCTGCGATCCTTGGCGCGTTCTACGGCGTCGAGATGCGCGAAGCGCAGGACCAAAACCGCATTGGCGAAGTCTCCTATGATCCCGCCCTGCCGACTTACACGGCTTGGGACTTGGGCTTTAAGGATGACACGGCAATCTGGTGGTATCAGGTGTCTCGCAATGAGATCCACGTTATTGACTATTATGCTGTGTCTGGCGCGAGCATTGAGGACATTGCGAACGTCGTTACGAACAAGCCTTACCATTATGGCAAGCATTACTTGCCGCATGACGCGCGGGCTAAGACGCTTGCAGCGCAGGGCAAGTCGATTATCGAGCAGTTGGCTGAACACCTTGGCCTAGCGAACATTAATGTCGTGCCTGACCTTGGCGTACAGGATGGCATCCAGGCTGTGCGTATGACGCTGCCCAAGTGCTATTTCGACGAACGCAAATGCGCTGAAGGTATTGAGGCTTTGCGCCAGTATGAGCGCGAGTATGATGAGGACAAGAAGGCGTTCCGCGCGGCTCCCAAGCACAACTGGTGCAGCCATCCGGCAGATGCGTTTAGAATGCTGGCTGTTGCATGGCGGGGAGAAGTGGCTCCGAAGATTATGGCGAGCGAGCGTCCACTTATTGTGGGCAAAGGTAACACGGCCACATTGAATGATATGTGGGCATCACAGAAGACAAAGAGAAGGGCTAGACTATG